AAGGCTCCAAGCATTTGCATGATTATTTTGAGAAGTTTTATGATGATGTGTTTTTTCCTACTCTAGAAGCAGAAGGAATTGATACTGTTGTTCATATGGGTGATGCCTTTGATAGTCGTAAGTCAATTGATTATCAAAGTCTTGAGTGGTCGAAGAGAGTTGTATTTGAGAGACTCAAAAATTATAATGTTCATATGATTATTGGTAATCATGATTGTTATTATAAGAATACCAATAATGTAAATTCTCCAGAACTTCTTTTACAGACGTATAATAATATCAAGACATATAGTGAAGTATCAGAGATTGAATTAGATAAATTAAAGGTATTGTTTATACCCTGGATAAATGCAGAAAACTTTGAGAATACTGTCAAATCTATTAAAGAATCAAAATCTAAAATTGTTCTCGGACATTTAGAGCTTAATGGATTTAGGGCTCATTGTGGCCACGTTATGGAAGATGGTATGGACTGCAAACTATTTGACAAGTTTGAAAAAGTATTCTCTGGACACTATCACACTCGATCAGATAATGGAAAAATCTTTTACTTAGGAAATCCTTATGAGATGTTCTGGAATGATGTGAATGATACAAGAGGTTTCCATATTTTTGATACGGAAACCCTCACTCATACTCCAATTAACAATCCTTATAAATTATTTTATAACATCTATTACGAAGATACCAATAATAAACTCTTTAATGCAACTGAATATGAAAACAAAATCGTAAAAGTTATTGTTCGCAAAAAATCAAAACAAAGAGATTTTGAAAAATTTATTGATAAACTTTATTCTGTTGGAGTTTATGATTTAAAGATAATTGAGAACTTTGAAATTCAAGAGTCTGAAGAATTTGATATTGATGAAGAAGAGAATACACTTTCAATTCTAAATCGTTATATTGATGAGTCTGAATTTAATCTTGATAAAAACATTATTAAAGGTATCTTCCAAGATTTGTATAGTCAAGCTTGCGAAGTGGAGTAAATGTATCTTCTAACTCTCAAAGATGGTAAAAATGACGGTGCTTATGCTGTTCAGGATAAGCATGGACATAAAGTCTTATTTTTGTTTGAAGAGGAAGATGATGCCGAAAGATATGCTATGATGCTATATGACGAAGAAGATGCTGATATGGACATTGTAGAAGTTGATGATGAACTTGCTATTAAAACTTGTAAACATTATTCGTATAAGTATACGATTATTACTCCTAATGACATTGTGATCCCTCCTAAGAATGATAACATTTAAGAAAATCCGATATAAGAATTTTTTAAGTTCCGGAAACCAATTTACAGAGGTTGACTTTCAACAACATCATACAAATTTAATCATTGGCACAAATGGCGCCGGAAAATCTACGATGTTGGACGCAATCTGCTTCTCTCTATTCAATAAAAGTTTTAGAAAGATTACAAAACCACAACTGGTCAATGCTACGAATGAGAGAGATTGTTTAGTTGAGATTGAGTTTTCTGTAAATAGTCGTGATTATTTGGTTCGTCGTGGAATCAAACCTAATATCTTTGATATTGAAGTAAATGGTAACCCTCTCCATAAGGAAGCAGATGATCGTGCTAATCAACGCATTCTTGAGGAGAGTATTCTTAAGGTAAATTACCGTAGTTTTGTTCAAATTGTAATATTGGGTAGTAGCACCTTTATTCCCTTTATGCAACTCACAACTGCTAATCGTCGTGAGGTGATTGAGGACTTGTTGGATATTCGTATCTTCTCTGCGATGAATAATCTAATCAAGGATAATATTCGTACAAGGAAAGAAAAGATTAAATCTTTAGATATTAAGAAAGATAATCTTAAAGATAAGATGAATATGCAGCAAGAGTTTATTGAAGAACTTGAAAGTCGTGGTAATGCAAATATCGATTCAAATATGAAAAAGATTGATGATCTTTTGGATGAGGAAAATGAGTATGTTTTGAATAATGAGAGTTTAAACTATAAGATGGAAACTCTTCAAGAGCAGGTGAAGGATGTTACTGGTGCTCGTGAAAAGTTATCAAAACTAAACAATCTTAAAGGTAAAATCTCTCAAAAAGTTGCGACCATTACTAAAGAGTATAAGTTCTTTATTGAAAATACGGTTTGTCCTACATGTACTCAGGATATTAAGGAAGAGTTTCGTGTAAATAGAATTGGAGATGTTCAAAATAAAGCAAAAGAACTTAAAGAAGGTTATGAAGAACTTGAGAATACTATTAAGTTTGAGCAGGAGAGAGAACATCAATTCAATTCCATATCTAAGGAGATTACAAAACTAACGCATGGCATTTCTCAAAACAATACTAGGATTTCCCTCAACCAGAGACAAATCAGAGATCTTGAACATGAAATTCAAACTATTACCAACAACTTACAAAATAGAAATACTGAGAATGAGAAATTAGGGCAGTTTAAAGACAATTTCCAAAAGACAATTGAATATCTTTTAGAGAAAAAACAAGAAATCGTTCATTACGATTTTGCCTATTCCCTTCTTCGGGACGATGGCGTAAAAACAAAAATCATCAAGAAGTATCTTCCATTCATCAATCAGCAGGTTAATCGTTATCTTCAAATGATGGACTTCTACATCAACTTCAAACTTGATGAGGAGTTCGGTGAAACCATTGAGTCACCTATTCACGAAAACTTTTCTTATAGTTCTTTTAGTGAAGGTGAAAAAATGCGTGTAGATTTGGCTCTACTCTTCACTTGGAGAGAAGTTGCTAGACTCAAAAATTCCGTAAACACTAACCTGTTGATTATGGACGAAGTATTTGACTCTTCACTCGATGGATTTGGAACCGAAGAGTTCCTAAAAATTATTCGTTATGTGATTAAAGATGCTAATATATTTGTCATCTCTCATAAGTCAGACCTACATGACAAATTCCAAAGTGTCATAAAGTTTGATAAGGTCAAAGGGTTTTCACGTATGGTGTCCTGATACACCAAAGAACAATGCAAGTCTCAAACTGGAAGCATCATTCCAAGAAAGAACAGAAACGAAAACTGAAACCTCAGGCAATGCGTTCTCGAAAGGAAGCACTGAGACACTTCAAGAAGCGGTACATGACCTCCCCCAAAAAGGGAGGTTCTTTTGTATACTACGTTCATACGCAACACATCCATGGCCGTTAGACACGAAATCAAATCTCAACTTGCCAAACTTCTTGCCACAGAAGACCTTGTGGTAGAGCATAAGAATATTGAGACGGCATGTTTTAATGTTCATACTCGTGTGCTGACACTGCCGATGTGGGATAAGGCTGGTAATAAGGTGTATGATATGTTGGTCGCACATGAAGTTGGTCATGCACTTTACACACCAGATCGTGATTGGATAAAAGAATGTAAGATTCCTCCACAGTTTGTGAATGTGGTAGAAGATGTTCGCATTGAGAAAATGATGAAACGTCGTTATGGTGGTATATCTAAAACCTTCTACAAAGGATATAACATTCTTGTCGATGAGGATTTCTTTGGTGTCGAGTGTGAAGATGTAAGTAAGATGAATCTTGCTGATCGTGTAAATCTACAGTTTAAGATCGGTAACTTTGTTAATATTCCTTTTGGTGAATATGTAGAGATGCCTATCGTTCGTATGATTGAAGGTTGTGAGGACTTTGATGATGTTCTGGTTGCGGCACAGGCACTCTATAAGTATTGTGAGGAACAGATGAATACAGAGACCAAGACTAATATGGATTCTTTAGAATCTCAAAGTTCTGGTGGTGAGCAAGATTCCAATCAAACTCAAGAGGATGGGGATAATGATTCTCAAGAGCAGCAAGGTTCTGATGAAACTGAATCTTATGGAGGAACAGCAGAGGATCAACAACAAATCTCCCAAGGCGGTGTTAGTGATAAAAACCCTAAAGTAAAAACGATGGATTCATTGCAGGATGCAATTAAAAATCTTGCATCAATGGATGGTATTGAGAATGTTTATATAGAACTTCCGAAAGTGAATCTTGATGATATTATTGTTCCAAATAAAGAAATTCATAAGAACTGCGATGAATGTTGGGACAAATATGATCAAGAATCATTTGATGATGTTGATGGTGAGTTTCTGAAATTTAAAAAATCTGCACAGAAAGAAGTTAATTATCTTGTCAAAGAATTTGAATGTAAAAAATCTGCTAATAGTTATGCTCGTGCGACTACTAGTCGGACTGGAGTTCTGGACTGCTCTAAACTTCATACCTACAAATATAACGAAGACTTGTTCAAGAAAGTAACCACATTTGCTGATGGTAAAGATCATGGATTGATCTTTATTCTTGATTGGTCTGGTTCTATGGCAGATGTAATGGTGGATACTATAAAACAATTATCCAATCTTGTATGGTTTTGTAAGAAAGTTTCTATTCCATTTGAGGTATATGCATTTACGAATGAGTATCCATTAATAAGTGATGATGGAGAAGAACTTTTTCGTAAACTATCGTATGAGAAAAAAGATGGGTTGATGCGGATTAATGAATATTTTTCTTTGATGAATATTTTATCTCACAAAGTAAATTCTAAAACTTTGGAAAATCAATTGAAGAATGTGTTC